AAGTTAAGGCAGTAATTGAAATTAGTAAAGATATATCTTTACAAAAGCAAAAGCAGACATTGATTCATGAAATGATGCACGCAATTTTCAATGAGAGTGGTGTTAATGAGGTAAATGAAGAGGAATTAGTAAACTCTATTGGATTAGTGTTGTATCAAGTGTTGAAAGACAATGATTTTTCTTGGATAAGGAGTTGATAAGATGGAATTCATCAAAAATTTTGTGTGGGGAACATTCAATAAAAGAAACAGAGGAATTCCCTGGAATCGATGGTACAAAGTAGGATGGTATTTCGCTTGCGCTATGTATGTGAAACAATAGAAATGAGGTGATCCAATATCTTCCAGCGACAGGGTTATCATGCATGAATGAGATTGGGGGATGTTTATGACTGCTAAAGTTAAAAGACTTGGTAATCAAAATCCTACTCAATCGGTAATTCTTCCATTTAAAAAATCTGTGTCCCAAAGAGCGATAGATCGTTATCAAAAAACAGGCCGTAAATGCTATGGTTGGCAAATAAATATGCTTAATCCTATGATGGCTATCGAACACGATGATGTATGGGTTCACCAAAAGTTCGGTTTTTCTATACCTCGAAGAAATGGTAAAACAGAAGTTGTTTATATTGTTGAATTAGATGCGATAGAGGAAGGACTGAGTGTTTTACATACCGCTCATAGAATTAGTACAGCACATGCTTCATTTGAACAAATGAAAAAGTTGCTAGAAGATTCTGGTTATGTAGAAGGCGAAGATTTCAATTCCATCAAAGCCAAAGGTCAAGAGCGGTTAGAACTATACTCAACTGGCGGTGTCATACAATTCCGAACTAGAACTTCTAGCGGTGGTTTAGGTGAGGGATTTGATTTACTTGTCATTGACGAGGCTCAAGAATACACCACAGAGCAAGAGTCAGCGTTGAAATACACTGTTACTGATAGTGATAATCCTATGACCATCATGTGTGGAACACCACCGACTCCTGTTTCTAGTGGTACTGTATTTACCAACTATCGTGAAACTGTGTTAGCAGGTAAGTCAGAGTATTCAGGATGGGCAGAATGGTCAGTTGAGGATATGGTGGATATTAACGATGTTGAAGCTTGGTATCATTCTAATCCGTCAATGGGTTATCATCTTAATGAGCGAAAAATTAAAGCTGAGCTTGGTTCCGATAAGTTAGACCATAATGTACAACGTTTAGGTTATTGGCCAAAATATAACCAAAAGTCAGCCATTAAAGAATCTGAGTGGAAAGCGTTGAAAGTCAATGCTCTACCAGTTCTCAAAGGCAAGCTGTTTGTTGGTATAAAATATGGCAAAGATAATCAAAACGTTGCGATGAGTATTGCAGTTAAAACACTGTCTGGAAAAGTATTCGTGGAAACCATCGATTGTCAATCGACTAGGAATGGAAATCAATGGATGATTAATTTTCTCAAGCAAGCAGATGTTGCTAGTGTGGTAATCGACGGGGCTAGTGGTCAAAACGTCTTGTCCGAAGAGATGAAAGATTTCAAATTGACTGCACCAGTGCTGCCGAAAGTTGCCGAGATCATTACTGCTAATTCTTTGTGGGAGCAATCTATTTTTCAAAAATCTCTTTGCCATAGTAATCAACCCTCATTAGCTACAGTAGTTACCAATTGCGACAAGCGAAATATTGGTCAAAATGGTGGCTTTGGATATAAATCGCAATTTGATGACATGGACATTAGTTTAATGGATAGTGCGATTCTAGCACATTGGGCTTGTACATCATTTAAGCCTAAGAAAAAACAACAAATACGGTATTAAGCGACTATTTTTGATAGTCGTTTTTTTAATACACAAAATTACCGATACTGCCGGGAAAAGCAGGAGAAAGGACGATTTACAATGTCAGATTTTAAACCTATTGAAACACAAGAGGAACTGGACCGAATTATCCAGGATAGATTGAATCGTCAAAAAGAGAAATATTCTGATTACGATAAAATCAAAGCACGCAATGCAGAATTGGAAGAAAAAATCGGTACTTTAGAATCAACTATTGAAGAATCAGGTAATGCTGCAAAGACTCATGAGCAAACAGTGGCAGAACTAAATGCAAAAATTGCTGGATACGAAACATCTAGCTTGCGAACTCGAATCGCATTGCAAAATGGCTTGCCATTGGATTTAGCAGATCGCTTGGTTGGAGAAGATGAGGAAAGTATCAAAGCAGATGCAGAGCGATTAGCGGCATTTATGAAGCCGAAACCACCAGTACCACCGTTGAAAGACAACGAACCATCATTGAAAGATGGTGAAGACAAAGCGTATAAAAACTTAATTAATAATCAAGAAGGAGAGTAAAAGAATATGACATTATCAAGAGGAACTTTATTTGATCCGGTATTAGTAACAGACTTAGTTAGCAAGGTAACAGGAAAAAGCTCATTAGCTCGTTTATCAAATCAAAAGGCCATTCCGTTCAATGGACAAAAAGAATTCACATTTACAATGGATTCTGAAATTGACGTAGTAGCTGAAAATGGTAAAAAATCTCACGGTGGTATTTCTTTAGCACCAAGAACAATCGTTCCATTGAAAGTTGAATACGGTGCACGTGTATCTGATGAATTCATGTACGCTTCGGATGAAGAAAAAATTAACATTCTCAAAGCGTTTAACGAAGGGTTTGCTAAAAAACTAGCACGAGGATTGGATTTAATGGCATTGCATGGTGTAAATCCTCGAACTGGAACAGCGTCAACTGTTATTGGCAATAACCATTTTGACGCTCAAGTAACTCAAAATGTGCCAATGCCGAATGGAATGGCCAATCCAAATGATGCAGTTGAAACTGCAATTGGATTAGTGACTGGGGCAGAAGGAGACATCACAGGAATGGCAATGAGTCCTTCTTTTAGAACTGCGTTGTCACAACAAAAAGATTTGCAAGGGAATCCAATGTTTCCTGATTTAGCTTGGGGAAATGCACCATCAACTATCAAAGGTTTAGTAGCAGAAGTAAATAAAACTGTGTCAGATATGAACACTTTGGGTGATCGTGCGATTGTTGGTAATTTTGCTGAATCATTCCAATGGGGATATGCTAAAGAGATTCCTTTTGAAATGATTAAATATGGTGATCCAGATAATACTGGATTCGATTTGAAAGGGTATAACCAAGTATATCTACGTGCTGAAGCCTACTTGGGATGGGCAATTTTAGATCCTGCACACTTTGCTCGTATTGTCGAAAACGATTAATAGGAAGGGGACACGTACAATGAGATTCAAAAACACAAAAACAGGAGCTGTCGTTGACAGTTCCTTCTACATTAGCGGTGGTGACTGGGTACCGTTTGATTTAACACTTTCAAAACAGGCAGAAGTTACTTCAGAACCAACAACTGAAGAACCACTAAAAATTCAAGAGAATCCAAAGGAACCAGTTGATTTGACTGGTGATGAAGCCTATGACGGAATCACCAAGAAACAAATCATTCAGGAACTAGATGCTTTTGGGATTGAATACAATCCCAAAGCGAATAAACCTGAGCTATACGCTTTGATGATGGCTCAAGGAGAGTGATCTCATGCCAGAGGAATTAAAACCTTTTGCAACCATTGCTGATCTAACCGAGCTTTGGCGACCATTGAAACCAGATGAGACTACTCGGGCAGAACCTTTGCTGGCGGTGGTCTCGGATTCATTGCGTATGGAAGCCGATAAGGTGGGTAAGAACCTTGATACCATGATTGACTCGAAGCCGATGTGGTATGCCAATGTGGTTAAATCGGTCACAGTAGATATCGTAGCAAGAACGCTCATGACTTCTACTAATCAGGAACCAATGACTCAATTCGCTCAAGGGGCGTTAGGTTATTCTGTTTCAGGTTCTTACCTTGTTCCTGGTGGCGGTTTGTTTATCAAAAACAGTGAGTTAAGCCGTCTTGGTTTGAAACGTCAACGAATTGGGGGGATTGAACTTTATGGTACAGATCAAAGGAATGAAAATTATTTTGATTGATAAAGTTGAAATTGGCAAGGACCCGTTCAAGAATCCGATTTATGAAGATAAAGAAATTGAAGTGGAAAATGTGCTAGTCAGTCCGACCTCTTCCGATGATATCGTCAATCAATTCACTTTGACTGGGAAAACTGCAGTGTATACGTTGGGTATTCCCAAAGATGATACTCACGAATGGGAAGACAAGGAAGTTTTCTTTTTCGGACATCGATGGCGAACGTTTGGAATCCCCCTCGAGGGACAACCGGATTTGATACCATTGGATTGGAACAAGAAAGTGATGGTGGAACGTTATGCCTAAGATGAAATTTAAGTTGAACGGTGCAGGAGTTGGTCAATTGCTTAAATCAGCTGAGATGCAGAAGGTTCTAGCTGATCGTGCCAACGCTATTAAGAACCGAGCTGGTGATGGCTATGAACAAGAAGGATATGTTGCAGGAACTCGTGCTGTAGCAACAGTGAAAGCAACAAGTTTCAAAGCTCAGAAAGAAAATTCGAAAAACAATACATTGCTGAAGGCGGTGCGCTAGATGATTGAAATAACCATTCTCAATTTTTTAGATGAAAATTTAGATGCTCCAGTACTTATGGAAAAACCATCTAATCCGGCTGAGCGATGTGTTTTCTTTGAAAAAACGAGTGGATCTAAGAGAAATCATTTGCTTTCTTCTACGTTCGCTTTTCAAAGTTACGGAAAATCACTGTATGAAGCTGCAGCACTCAATGAACAATTAAAACAAGCCGTGGAATCTATGATTGTTTTGCCTGAAATAAGCGCAATTCGCTTGAACAGTGATTATAATTTTACGGATACAGAAACCAAAGAACACAGATATCAAGCAGTTTTTGATATCAACCACTATTAAGGAGGATTTAACTACTATGAGTGATTCTAAAAATGTAACAACAGCAAAACCTAGAATTGGCGGTGCAATTTATTCTGCGCCACTAGGAACACCATTACCAACAAGTGCTATTTCGGAATTACCAGAAGCATTTAAAAGTTTAGGATATATTTCAGAAGATGGCTTGGTCAATTCCAATACTGCAAGTACGGAAGATATTAAGGCTTGGGGTGGAGATATCGTGCATTCCACTCAAACAGAAAAACCAGATACATTCCAATATACGTTAATTGAATCAACTAATCCAGAAACTTTAAAAGAAGTATATGGTTCAGATAACGTAACAGGAAATTTGACAAGTGGAATTATCATTAAAGCCAATTCCAAAGAACTACCTGAGCATGTGATAATTGTAGATATGGTTTTAAAAGATGATGTATTGAAGCGTATTGTTGTCCCTCGAGGAAAAGTGACTGAAGTTGGTGATATCAGCTACACGGATTCTGATGCAGTTGGTTATGAAACTACATTGAAAGCTTTTCCTGATGAAAATGGGGACACTCACCTGGAATATATTCAGAAAGCACCAACACCAGGAGGCGAGGGTTAATGTTACAAGGAACAACAAAATCAGGGTTTGATTATGAAATTTCTGACGAACGTCTGGAAAACTATGAGTTGGCAGAGGCCATTGGCGAACTTGAAGAAAATCCATTAATCATTCCTACAGTAGTAAATTTACTGTTAGGAAAAGAACAAGCAAAAGTATTGAAAGATCATGTGCGAACTGAAAATGGAATGGTACCGCCTGAAAAAATGACGGATGAAATCACAGAAATTTTCCAAGCACACACACAAGTAAAAAACTCATAGCCCTCTCCAGAATGATTAAAGCAGACGAGAATGCATTGATTTGCGACTTGGCTGAAACTTATCGAATATACGACTACAGACAGTTACCAGCAACAACGGTAGCTGTTTTTTCTTGTGGTTTACGTGAAGATTCCCGAATCAAAATGCTGATGAACAATCAGTTGGTCTCGTTGGATAGCTTATTGCTTGCTGGTATAAGTGATCAATTAGGAGCCTTGTTAGGCAACGAAAAACGAGAGTCTATTCTTCAACTATTACTATCGGAAGAACCAAAAGGAAAAGAAGAGCGTGTATTCACTTCTGGTGAGGATTTTGAGTTAGCTAGAAACGAATTGATACAGAGAATGGGGGGTGAAAATTAATGGCAACTGAATTAGGTCAGGCTTATGTTCAAATTGTTCCGTCTGCAAGAGGTATTTCTGGGTCTATTCAAAATGTGTTAGATCCTGAGGCAGACTCCGCTGGAAAAAGTGCTGGTTTGAGGATAGGTACCGGACTAAAGATTGCAGCTGCTGCAGGACTTGCTGCCGCTGGTGCAGCTTTAGGCAAAATCATTTCTTCATCTTTAACTGAAGGTGCTGACTTACAGCAATCATTAGGTGGTATCGAAACACTATTCAAAAAGTCTGCAGATAAGATGAAAACATTTGCCAATGATGCCTATAAAACCGTAGGATTATCCGCCAATGATTATATGGAAACTGTCACTTCTTTTTCTGCTTCTTTGTTGCAGTCAATGGGTGGTAACACTGAGAAAGCAGCGGATAAGGCAAACATGGCTATGATTGACATGGGTGATAATGCAAACAAAATGGGTACCAACATGCAAGATATCCAAAATGCATATCTAGGTTTTGCTAAGCAAAATTACACAATGCTGGATAACTTAAAACTTGGTTATGGTGGTACAAAAACAGAGATGGAACGACTCTTAGCTGATGCCACTAAATTATCAGGTGTGAAATATGATATTGATAATTTAAGTGATGTGTATGATGCTATTCATGTTATCCAACAAGAGTTAGATATTACTGGTACGACTGCGAAAGAGGCAGAAGAAACTTTTTCAGGATCCTTTGCAGCTATGAAGGCATCATTATCTAATGTTCTAGGTGGACTGTCACTTGGTCAAGATATTCAACCAGCGCTGGAAGCCTTAGCTCAAACTACTTCCACATTTTTCTTTGGTAACTTTATTCCGATGGTTGGAAATATACTAAAAGGTTTACCTGGTGCTTTAGGGACGTTGGCTATATCTGCAGGTCAGGAAATTGCCAAACAATTTGGATTAAGTATCAATTTTGATGATTTTAGCAGTAAATTGGAACCAATTAGAACAGCGATTTCTGATTTTGTCACTCAAATACAGAATGCTTTTAGTCGTTTGGATTTTAGTGGTATTAAAGATTTAGCTGCAGCAGTTTTGCCAGCACTCAGTAACGGTTTTAGTACAATGTGGGGAATTGTGAAGCCAGCATTGGATGGTGTGATTGAATCATTCGTCAATATGTGGAATGCAGCCCAACCATTATTATCTATTTTAGCTGATGCACTTATGCCAGCCTTTCAAGTAATTGGAGCATTTTTAGGTGGTGTGTTTAAAGGGATTCTTATGGGGATTTCTGGAACATTTGATATGGTAACAACTGCCATCGGGTTCTTAACTCCAGTCATTTCATGGTTAGTGGAGGGATTCAAGGCAATCACTCCAGTATTGACTAAAGTAGCGGAATGGGTAGGTGTTGTGATTGGCTATTTTGCTAATCTAGGAGGTGCTGGAACGTCCCTCAAAACAATCTTAACTAGTTCCTGGAATAATATTCGCTCAGTGATTTCTACCGTTGGATCCGGAATTTCATCAGTAATTAATGTAATAAAATCTGTGTTCAGCAGTGCAGGTGCTTCAGGAAATGTTCTTAAAGGAGTAATGAGTGCTGCGTGGAATGGGATTCGTTCTGCAATTTCAGTAGTCGGTAATGCCATTAGTGGTGTAATCAACTCAATTAAGTCAGCTTTTAGCGGATTAATCTCAACCGGAAATACACTACGTACCAATCTATCTGGGGCTTGGATGGGTATTCAAATCGTTGTTTCCAGTGTGGCAGGCAGAATTAACAGTCTAGTCGGTGGCGTGAAAAATGTATTTAATAGTCTAAAAAATATCAATTTAAGTGGAGCCGGTTCTGCCATCATGAATGGTTTTTTGAATGGATTGAAATCTGCATATGAAGGTGTTAAGAACTTCGTTAGTGGTATTGCTGGATGGATTAAGAATAATAAAGGTCCGATTGAATATGACCGAAAACTTTTGATTCCTGCAGGTAATGCTATCATGGGAGGATTAAACCAATCGTTGCAAGATAGTTTTAAAAAGGTTCAATCAACAATTTCTGGGATGTCAGGAAAAATCCAAAGTGGATTTGATTTTCAAGAGGCATATCCTGAGTTACCAAGCCAGAAAATCGAAAGAACTATTTCAATCAATTCAATGAAGAATAACCCAGATAATGATGAAAAAAGACTTGTGGAAAGATTAGAGAAACGCTTAGATGCCTTAGTATCAGAAATCAAAGAAATTACAAATCGACCAATTTTAGTACAAGCACAAGTTGACGGGAAAAGCTTTAACAAAGCCAATGCACCATATCAATCATCTGTTTCTGCTCAACGAAATAAATATAGTGAAAGGGGACTGGCCACTGATGCAAGAATCTAATAACAAAAAAGAATATGGTGTATTTTTCAACGGACATCATTCAACGGAATTTGGTATCGATGCCTTAGTTGGGAAAGAAGTTGGTTTTCCCAACAAGAAGAAAATTCTTGCTGAAGTGCCATTCTCCAATCAAATTTATGATTTTTCCAATGTTTACGGCAGTCAGAATTTTGAAGAACGATCCTACAAGCAAGTATTTAACGTGCTGAATTATCGGGAAAAAACTCAAGAAAGCATGTATCGAATGTGGACAAGAGTTGTTAATTGGTTGATGTCAGCACCAACGAAACAACCACTTTACGATGATGTAATGAAACGCTATTACTATTTAGCCGAAGTGGTGGAAAAACCTTCTTTGGAAGAATTTCTAGCGAGGGGTGAGCTAACCGTTACTTGGACTTGCTATCCATTTAGAATCTACGAACTACAAGAAGGCAACGATATCTGGGATGATTTCGATTTTGAGCTAGACATTGCACAGCATACCAAGTTTGACATTAACAGTTCTCGTGAGATTGTGCTGTATAATATCGGCCTAAACATCAACAAGCCCACCATCAAAGCCAGTAGCCAAATGACCATCAATCAAAATGGCACACAGTTTATCATTCCTACAGGTACATCTTCCAGCAGTCGTTTCCGATTGTTGGTTGGTGAGAATCGTTTTACTGTGACTGGCAATGGCACGATTGAGTTTGTTTGGCATAAGGAGCTGATTTAGATGTATGCCGTGTATATCCAACAAGGTCCGAATCAATCGCAGACGATGATTCACTCGCCAACCGTTGATGAATTGAAAATATTCGAAACCAAAATTGTCAAAAACGTGGATGCGATTGACAGTTTTGGTTTTTCTATCTATCCGAATAACCCGGCATATAATCAGCTGAATTACTTAACAACCTTAGTTGAGGTCTGGAATGAGGAGTCTCAAGTCCAACTGTTTAAAGGTCGTGTGTTAGAACCGTCAGAGGAGATGGATAGCGAAGGCAAAATCATGAAAGAGATTGTGTGTGAGGGTGAACTGGCTTATTTGCATGACAGCCTGCAGAAGTGGGGCAAGTGGCAGAACATGACACCAGCTCAATTTTTCAGCGCCCTGATTGCAGAGCATAACAGTCAAGTCGAGCCATACAAGCAATTTACGGTCGGTAACGTCGATGTCACGAACACGACCGACAATGTCTACCGCTACACCGATGATGATGCCGACACCTACGACACCATCAAAGACAAGCTGATTGACCGACTAGGTGGCGAATTGCAAATCCGATACGTCGAGGGTGTCCGGTATATCGACTACCTACAACAGACTGGTTCTGTTGGAACGCAACGAATTGAGCTGAGTGTGAACCTCAAATCTATCAGTAGGAATATTGACCCAAGTGAGTTGATTACTGTGTTAAAACCACTGGGGAATCGATTGGAAAGTGAAGAGGAAAATGCCGATGCATCTGACCCACGGCTCACGATTGCCAGTGTGAATGATGGCAGTATTTATTTGAGAGACGAGTCGAAAATTGCTCAATTTGGCATTCGGAGTGCTGCAGTCGTTTGGGATGATGTGACACAAGCCGGGATTTTACGGACTAGGGGCTTGCAATTTTTAGCCAATCAAAAAACCGCCTTAGTGAGGTACCAGATTGATACCGTGGATTTAGCACCATTGGATTTGACCGTAGATAGTTTTCGTTGTGGTTGGACTTATCCAGTATTTAACCCACTCATGGGTATTGACGAGGGTTTAAGAGTAATCAATCAAACTATTGATATTAATGACCCAACAGGCAGTGTATTGGGGATTGGGGATAAGTTTTTAACCCAAGAGCAATACAATCTAATGTCAGTCAAACAAGCTAAAATCGCTCAAGGATTGGAGAATCAGATTGTCGCACAAGGTCGGAGTATTGGAACGTTGCGAACCAACCTTGAAGATACCGAAGAACGACTGACCATCTTGCAGAATCAAGTCAATAACGGTACTGGAGAGGTGCAGAATCAAATATCAGCTATTTTGGATGAGATGCAACTAATCATTGGAGATATGCAAGATATCGCTGACAGCGTACCGACAGCGCAGACGATGCAGGATATTCAGACAGCGATTAGTAATTTGAATGATTTTATGGATGCACAAATTTTGTTAAACCTAAATCAAGCAGATACCAACGCTGATTTCGCGAGTCGCATTTCGGCTTTAGAGCCAAATGATTAAGAGGAGGAAGAGTGATGGCACAAGTAATTAACGAAATAGGAAAAGTTACAAAAGTAATAGAACAGAATGTGCTTATGTCTTCGAGAGAGATCAACAATATCACAGTTGTTGATGGAATCGAAGTTCAAATAGATATTGTCAAAAGATCTTCAGATGGGATATTAAATGAAAGTAAAATTATTCCTTATGATACGTTCAAACGTTTAGAATCAGATATTTGGAAAATTTACGACGAGGTGACTAATCCATGAGCGAATATAGAGACCCAACACCAAATAATTTTCCTGAGGATTACGATAAATCAAAAGTAGACCCGCGAGTATTGAAGCGTACCAAAGCTGTTAGAGAAAAAATGTACGGTATAGACACACGAAACGCGATGTCGGAAGCTGAAGAAATTAGCTCAGTAGTGGCGGGGGAAGCGAAAGAAGTCGCTGAAAATACGGAAACTCGACAAACTGATTTAGAAAATCGTTACGATGACCAAATTGCTGGTAATACTGATATTAGTGAAGTGATAGATGCACGTAGATCAACTGGTGGCGAAGCCTATCCAACATTGAATAAACGATTGGATGCAGAGAAGACAGAGTTGCTAAACGAATTTTTGGATCGAGGAGGAGTGAATGTAAAAACGTTTGGAGCTGTAGGTGACTTTATTACCGACGATTCTGACGCTTTTATTGATGCAACACAAAATTATTTGAAAGTTTTCGTACCCGAAGGGAAATATAAAATCACTAAAAATGGTGTAGATTACTCCGTTTTGTATGGTCCAGGCAGGGTAATTAGAAACGACAAAGAGGTGTTTATTAATCCTGATTTCCCGCGAGAAAAAGACTTATTGATGGCTAAACATCGAATGTTTGCAAAAAACACATGGGGTACCTACGAAGATGCGGCAGTGATGAGTGTGATTGCTAACGATGATGACCCACGCTCTCAAACGTTAGGGCTAACATCGTCCAAACATGCTGCTCAATACAGTGGGAGGGATAGTGTAGGGCAATATATACACATTAGAGGTCGAAACCCATCATTTGTCTTAGACAGTGATACGATCTACACAAGCAATACTGTCCAAGTGCCACAAGCAGTCATCAATAATTTTGTAGAGGGAATGATTATTGATACCACTGGTGATAATCGATACACAGCCATAATTAAATCCGTAGATTATCAAACAGGATTAGTGACTGTTCATGACCGATTTTACAAGGTAGGTGACGTTGACGACACTACCTTGCCGACGAACGGTGATGGAATAAATTTAAACCGAGTGACAAAAATTTGGGCAAGTAATCTAAATATGTTTTTTCCGGCGGACGCAGAAACAAACGCAGGGGTTATAGCTGAGTGGGGAATATTTAACGACAAAACCTTTTTGGACAAAGGCGGCGTAGATTTAGTGAACTTTAAAGGTAAATCTGGATGGGGGTGGCGACAACGTAAGGCTTCTGGTGCCACCGATGGATTTGAGTATGGGACAATGATGTATGATACTTTATTCGCTCACACAATGCATCAAAATACACTAGCAGAAGCTAGAGCCCAATATATATTAGCTAGTTTTATAGGATATGATTCAAATATCACTGGGTTTCGTATGGATGGAACTGGTATGATGAACAAACTGAAATTAAAAGCGAGAGTAGTAAACGTAAATGGCGAGCTATATTTGGACGATGAAACGGTTTGTGTGATTATCATTTCTAAAAATGTCGAAGAAGAGTTCAGGATAAAATCGCCAGTTGGACGCGCAGGAGAATTTATCTTTGTTAAAAATGCAATGGCGGCTAGAAAAGTATTGCTTAAAACAATAGACGGTAAAAGTTTCTCAGTGGGAACTTATGGGAATACAACTGTGAATCTACTTCAAGGTAGTAGCACTCTCCTAGTTAGTGATGGGAATTATTGGCACGCGTTAACAGGTAATTTCGAAGGAGTGTATGATAGTCCTGTACTAACAGGTACTGCAGCACCTACGATAAGCGCACAATTCGTTGGTCAAGTTTACATCCAGAATCCTGTTGGAAATATCTATATGGCTAAATCGACAGGTCAATTCCAAAATGATTGGAAACTATTGAGTTAAAGGGGCGAGTAAAATGGATAAAAGGATTGTTGATTTTTTCACTAAACCGTATAATGAAGATAAAAATATACGAGGAGAAAAACAGATGAGCTCTAGAAAAAATATTTTCATAAGTCATATTAGCGAAGAAACCGAAATGGCCCAATTATTAAAATCGGAAATAGAAGAACGATTTAGAGGGATATTTGATGTATTTGTTTCCAGCGATGGTAAAAGCATTCAAGGAGGGGATCTTTGGTTTACTACCATAAAAAATGCAATTGAAAATGCGGACATCATGCTGGTCTTGTGCAGCAGCAAGTCAATCTATCGACCATGGATTCCATTCGAATTTGGAGCTGGATTGATGAGAGGAACAAAAACTATCCCTATTTGTCATAGCGATATGTCACCCAATCTATTACCTATGCCATTTTCAGCTGTTCAATCATGGAGTATTAGCAATAACAAAGAATTAGGAAACCTATTCGAAATGTTATCTTCTCTTGTAGAGTTTAATTTCAGGGAGGAAGAGATTTTTGAAGTTACTGATTTCCTAGAGAAAGTAACGGCTATAGAAAAGCGGTATGTATTTTCTGGACAAGCAATTTCAGCTATTAAGGAGATTAATGAGATAAATCCCGAATTAGCAAAACTATTTGATGGTAGCAAAATAGGTAGATTCAATGTAACCTTGTACGAGTTTGAACGTGACGAAGCAATTCCTATTCTTAAGCGATTGTCAGAGATTGGAATTGTTGAGTATCAAGATGTTTCGCTGGGTGGTAATATGGTTAGTGCAGGGAGAAGATTTTTCCAATACAATATTGTAATAAACCCAAAGATCAGAGATTTATATAGTTAACTTATTCGGACATACTCATTCGAGTATGTCTTTTATTTTGAGCACGCTCAATCGAGTGTGCTTATATTTTAGGAAAGTAGGTGGCATATACCATAAGAGGTAGAAGAATGAAACGTCATAACATCATAAGAGCAGGCTGTTTATGCTTGCTCTTATTTTGGTTGTTTGTCGCTTGGATTTTAATGTAGGAGGTATCAAATGATAGATGTATTAACAATTGCAACTTGGTGTGGAGCGATTATGGCGATTATCGGATTGGTGTCGTATTTGGTAAAACCGATTATGACCAACTTTACTAAAATCTCCGAGAATCTCACAAAAATGAGTCATACTTTAGATTTGATTACTAGGGATTTAGAAGCGAGTAAGTCTGACCGTTTGGCTATTCATGATGAATTAAAGAAGCATGATGAGCGTATGGATAGACACAATGACCGCATCATCAAGAACGAGGAACAGATTAAAACTTTGTTCGAGAGGGGGAAAGTATCATGAAATTAAGCAACAAGGCGTATGACGTATTGAAATATGTAGTCACTATTTTTGCACCAGCTTTAATGACCTTGGTAGCATCGTTAGGCACGATTGGACTGTTAGCCGATACAGAAATCTATGTCGCTGTCATCGGAGCTGTAGCAACGTTTGTAGGAGCATTAATCAATGTATCAAGCAATCAATATCATAAAGAGGATTAGCGTTTGCTAGTCCTTTTTAATTTAGGAGGGAAAACAATGCGTAAAATTACAAAAATGATTAGTAAGTACAATCATCACAGTGGGAATAAACCACAATATATCGTGATTCATGATGTTGGTGCAGTTTCGACAGCACGTAACAATGGTATATACTTTGGCGGAGGTAACCGCAATGCTTCAGCTCATTATTTTGTAGATGATACCGAAACAATTCAAGTGGTAGAAGATTATAACGGAGCTTGGCATGTGGGTGATGGTCAAGGAGTGTACGGTATTCATAACAGTAACTCAATCGGTATCGAACAATGTCTACAGGCTGATCGAACAATTTCGAATACCACTCGCAAGCACACACTAGACTTAACT